GTCTACGAGACTGGCCAAGTGTTGTAAGTTCTTGGTCAAACGCAATTTCCAACTTGGCTTGCGAGTTAATGCTCGTTGCACCAATCCCCACTCTACCGCTGGAGTCAATCCTCATGCTTTCTGCACCGCCTTCTGTAAAGGCAATAGTGTCAGCAGCAGGGAAGAAGATGCCGGTGTTGGTGTCGCCTGTGGTGGTAATAGATGGGGCCGAGGCGGTACCTGCGGCAAACTCAATGGTCTGTGCCCCGCCGGTGACTACGACCGTGCCGGAGGAGGTTGGTAAATTAAGTGTGTAGTTTGAGTTTGAGTTTGGGCTGGCGATGGTAAATGTACCCGTGCCGCTGGCGTTGCCCTCAAGTGCGATCTTTGACATTTGTTGCTCCTATGCGGCCCTCGCCGTGAGGCGACTGGCAAAATCTTCAAAGTTACCGTAAAACTTCTTCGTCCCGATGTGAACGCAGGTCATGCGTGGATCTAGCCATACATCAAAACCGAGAGACTTCAACTTGCTCATCACGACATTATCCTCAGAGACCAACTGCCCATCAACAATCTGAATGTCGCACACCATCCGGCACTCACAGCCTTCGTTCTGGTACGGCTCGCTTGCGTCCCACAACGCTTTTATTGCCTTGGCAGACATCTTCACGAACCCCATGCCTAGACCTTCGACCTTAATCAGGCCATCTGTGGCGGTCAGGTCTTGGGTCTTTACCGTGTAGAGTTCTGCGTCATCGGTCTTTTTGCGGTATGTCCCGCCGATTACATCCTTCTCAGACTTCAGCAGTTCCATAATCCACAGCGGATGCCACTCAAGGTCTGCGTCAATCCAGACCACCGCATCGTAGTCCAGCCCAAGACGGAATAGGTCGTTCCTTGCCCGTTGAACCAATGCGTCATAGGACATAAAGACAGGGTGCAGGAAGATGCCGTTCTCTTGGGCGATACGGATGGAGTTCACTAGGCTGGTGGTGTACCAGACATCTAGTCTGCCATCGTGGGCTGGAGTGGCGATCAAGACTTTCACGCTGCGGCGGCTTGTAGTGGTGCTAAGTCCTGCGTTGTCCAGAAGTCCTTGGCGAGCATAATCTGGAGGTGTGCCTTGTTCCTCTCGACACACGCCGCCCAGTCCTCGTCAGACATATCTTCGGGTTTGCCGCCGTTAATCAAGTTCACGCTGTCCATAGCGGCATCGTAGTGCTTCTGAATATCTTCTGCGGTGAGTTCCATTATTGTCCTTTCAGTTGGTCAATTTCTGCTTTGAGTTGCTTGATGGCGTTAACCATGTGCCAGAAGATTTCGTCTGAGTCCACGGCCAACACCCCGGTTGATTCTGTTCTTACGCAGTCAGGGCAGACCTGTTGCAATTCTTGAGCGATTACGCCAAGTTGAATACCCGGCTTAATAACCGCATCCTTGGGTTGTAAGCCGCCATCGACCTCTTCCGGCAAACGATACTCAAAGTTACGGACACGGATAGCGGCAATCTTTTCAAGACCCTCGTTGTTATCAACAATGTTTTTCTTTAACCGCTGGTCTGATGTTGTAGTCCAAGTTGTTGTGTTGCCACCGTTATACACCGGCCCGCTATTGGGATTTATAAATCCGGTAGAGTTTCCTTTGCCAACCGAGCCACCAGTAGAGGAACAAATTACCATCTCTCCTGTAGATGCAGCGGCACTTGCACCAGCAAACGCTCCAACGTATGTGCTTCCGGCCCCTGTTGTAAGTCCAGCGTTCCAAATGCCAGCACTCTTACCTATGAATACGTTGTATGTTCCGGTTGTTACAGCACCACCAGCTTCCATACCAACAGCCGTATTGTATGCCCCTGTCGTACACGCATCTAATGACTGATACCCAACCGCTGTATTTTCTGCGCCGGTGGTGTTGGCGTAGAGGGCAAGAGAGCCAACCGCTGTATTAAAGTCTGCCGTTGTGCTTGCTGCTAATGCACTATTTCCTAATGCAGTACAAGAAGAGCCGGTTGTGTTTGCACCAAGAGCGCCATACCCAAAAGCCGCATTGCTACTAGCAGTAGTATTCGCATCCAACGCACCATATCCGACTGCCGTGTTGTTTGAGCCGGTGGTGTTGGCGGTTAATGCATCCCTACCTATTGCTGTATTGTTATCGGCGGTGGTGTTAGCAGCAAGCGCACCACGCCCAAACGCAGCATTGCTAGAGCCAGTAGTATTTGCACCAAGTGAGTCTTGCCCTACGGCTGTATTAGAAGCCCCAGTAGTATTAGCGTCCAAGCAGGCATGGCCTACTGCTGTGCAGTCATTTGCGGTAGTTGCAACTAAAAGAGCGTTATAACCAAATGCCACATTTGTTGACCCAGTAGTTAACGCACCAAGAGCATTAGCACCTACTGCGGTATTTTCTTTTCCAGTCGTATTCGCATCCAACGCACCGTAACCTACTGCAACATTGTTTGCACCGGTGGTGTTGGAGACTAGAGCGTCATATCCAATGGCGGTGTTGTTAGATGCGGTGGTATTACCGCCTAACGCACCGCCTCCTAAGGCTGTGTTTTGGCTACCTGTGGTGTTATTTAACAAAGCATTGCTACCAATACCCACATTATAAATTCCAGTGGTATTAGCACCTAACGCATTTCTTCCTACTGCAATATTATGAATGCCAGTCGTATTTGCACCTAAAGTATCTACACCTACTGCTACGTTATTTGCACCAGTAGTATTCGCATCTAAACTTTGATAACCCACCGCCACATTATTTGCACCCGTAGTATTTGCCGCTAGTGCGTCACCGCCCAGTGCCGTGTTGGTCGATATCCCGCCCCCACCCGAACTGGATGAGCCAGATGTCGTAATCCCTGTGGTCCCGTTTAATGTCAATGCCATGTCAAACTCCTTACAAAATCAAGTGACGCTGACCAGAGTCAATGGTCAGGGTCACGCCTGAGTTAATAGTGAACGGCCCGACAGACAGACCATTTGTCCCGGTGGCGATCGTGTAGCTTGCGGCCATCGTTGTCGAGTTGACCAAGATGCCATTTGACGCAACGGGCGCAGAGACCTTTAACTCGCCCGTGCTTGGTTTATAAAGCAGCTTGGCGTTTGACGTGTTAATAGTAGATGCGGTTCCGGTCGTAGCCGTCAGGAATGCCGGGTATAGGTCAGAGGCCGTCGATGTGTCATTGGAGATTGCCGCACCACCGACAGATTTCCAAGAAGCAGAAGCACCGCTATAGCCCTCAAACTCATCTGAAGTTGTGTTGTACCGAAGCATTCCAGTGACCGGAGTGCCGGGACGCTCAGTCGTGCTATTGCCTTTGGGGGTAGTAAATGCGCCTGTGCCAGAGAAAGTCCAGTAGCCCGTGGTATCTGCAATCGTTGCTGAGGCCGTACCATCCTTGGCCTTGACGTTGGTTACTTCGATATTCGTCAGGTCGGCCGTGGTGGCGTTGACCGTTGTGGCAGATACCGTGTTAGTGGTTAGCGTCGTTCCGTCAAAAGTCAGGCTTGCACTGGATTGGAACGCCGAGGTGCCGTTGCCATAAGGGACTTGATTAAGGGTAAGAGTGCTTAACCCTGTACCGCCAGAAGGCACCCCAAGAATAGAGGCCGTAGCCGGGGTAATCGCAGAGCCTACCGCATCAGTATAAATAGAGCGCTCGGCTGGGTAGGTACAGAATACGTCTTTTGCGTTTGCAGCAAAACTAACCAGACTTCCGCTATTGGATGACTCAAATACCGTGTCACGAGACAGGGATGGACCAGAGGCAGTATATGTTCCTACCCCCACCTCCCACGTACCAGCAGTCGGGTCAACAATACAGTAATAGGTCGTATTCCCGTTACCGATGACCGAAAAACTCTGAAACCCTGATACCGCCCCAGAAAGGGTTACCGGACCTGTACCGGCGGTTACAGACGTTTCTCTTACTCTATCTTTAACGACAAGTGCCATGATTTTTCCTTATGTCTGGGTCTCGACAACTTCCCAATTGGTCGATTCATAAGTGTTGATATTTTGCCAACTAGAGGGTAATAACACAATCGTTACGGCCCCGCCCAAGGCATCGTAAGGTCCGGAAGAGAATGCCCCGCCTGAGAATCCGCTGGCGTCTTTGACAACTACGTCAAATTGCCCAGACACAATTGGAGTCCAAGTGGTTGACTCAAATGTATTAATGGTCTCCCAGAGCAGTTGGGCAACAAAAGCATCTGCAGCGGCAACGCTTTCTTGAATACTGCCAATAAACGCCACTCCAGCAGCCATAGAATCTTGACCAGAAGCGGCCTCACTTACCGAAGCATCAAATGTAAGGCTGGCAGAGGTGGTCTCAGAAGCGTTGGAAGACTCAACGACAGAAGAATTAAATACAGTATTGGCAGATATTTGATCGGAACCTGCGGCTGATTCTTCGATGGCAGCGGTAAGGTCTTTGGTTGCAGAAACTTGATCTGAACCAACTGCAGACTCTTGGACCGAAGCGTTGATCTCAAAAGAAGCCGATACTTGATCAGACCCAGTTACCTGTTCAGCTATGCTGGAAGAGAAATCTGCAGATGCAGAAACCTGATCAGCGCCTGTAGCAGACTCACTGACAGACACTCCAAAGTCAACCGATGCAGAGATCTGGTCTGAACCTGTGGCGCTTTCTGTTACAGAAGAGTTAAATACGATGCTAGACGATACTTGATCGGCTGCTGTCGCTGTCTCTTGAACAGAACTATTGAAGACTAGGCTGCTAGATACTTGATCAGCGCCCGTAGCGGTTTCTTGTATTGACGCACTAAATTGTGCAACAGCACTTACCTGCTCTGACGCTGTAGCCGACTCATTTATAGAGGCAGCAAAGTCAACGCTGGCTGATACTTGCTCGCTTACAGAAGAAGACTCTTGTATTGATACGGCATACGCTACAGATGCTGAAATCTGGTCAGCCCCACTCGCACTCTCGGTAACCGAACTGTTGTAAATCAGACTAGCAGATACCTGATCTGCCGCCGTTGCTGTTTCAGTTACGGATGCAAAGTAAGTAAGTCCCGGCGTTGAAGCAAACGGGACCGAAGCGAATGGGGAACCAGCAAACACACTATGCTTCTACGAGATCTTTTTCTTCAAACCAGCGGTCATGAGTATTGCCATTAGCATCAGTCCACTCAATCTGATAGAAAAATACGCCGTCTTCATCCATACGCAAAGCCTTAACCGGACCCTGTGGGACCACAGCATTAACCTTTACGTTCTGTCCTTTTGTAAATTTAGTCGCCATTTATTACTCCTTAAGCAGCATCAAGGCTAAATTGGTAGGTCACATTCAGGGTGTCACCGCTAACTACTGAGCGATCTCCGGGTGACTGAAACGCTGATACGGAAAACAGAACACCAGAAGTTCCAGTAGATACGCTGGCAAGAAACGCCCCATCCACAGTTACTGTTCCCGTAATTGAAAACTGAGCCGGAGAAGCAGAGTTGCTGATTACAGAAGGATCTGCAGTGGTAGCAGTACCAAATGTCACAGCCTTACGGTTACCGGAATAGTCAGTTGTCTCATTCCATCCGCCATGAGAAGCCAAAGTATCACCGGCTGCATAAGATGGGGTTGGAGTGTTATTAACCAGACCGATGTACCAAGCGGCAGAGTATGTAACGCCCTTAAAGTATTGGGTGTTCATATCCTGCAGCCCCTCGTTAACTACGAGGTTATGGGTCTTTTCTTCCCACTTCAGGTTGCCGTCTTTGTCAAAGCACTGAAAGTGGAATACACCGCCTGCACCAGCCCGGGCCTGCAGGTCTCGATCAACACGAACGCTGGCAGCAACCATGTCGGTTGATTTTGCTTTGTTGATAATGCCGCTCATAAAAACTCCTTTAAGAAAGTCGAATGATTGCTGAATCAGAGTTGTTAGGCGGAAACTCAACCGTAAATGTTGTGGTTGAAGTTTTATCTGATCCAAAATCCAAAACACAAATTGCGGTGCCGCCAACCTTGTAAATTAAAGCCCCACGGGCAGTTAATGCTGCTGTCCATGAGGTATTAGAAAAATCCACATACGCTGTTCCGTTGCTATCAAGCGTCACGGTAGGAGTCAGCGTATTCCCACCTGCCGTGTACCCTGAACCTGTAACCTCTCCAGTGGCCGTGTAGGCGTCTGTAGAAGCGTTCAGTGTGGCCGTATTGTCATATAGAGCGATCTTGATGGTATCGACCAAAAAGTCCACATCGCCCTTGAACAAGCCTTCTTTGAACGTGTTGCAGGTGTAATTTCCAGTAAAAGCCATTTATCGCACCGGTTGTCTGTACTGCCCAGACCTATAGGCATCCTGACGCTCCATACCATCGCCCAGACGTTTAGCCAAAGCTAGAGCCTCGTTATAGCGGGTAATGTAGTTCTGGTTAACGTCCTGCTCACCCTTCATAAAGTTATAGGCTTCAAGCAGCGAACCGTAGAGCAATACAGAATCAAAGTTATCCCCAAGCCATGTGGTATTAGCAGTCGTAATTGACTCAGGGTAGTAGTAATAATGCAACTCAACTGAATAGTTAGAGTTTGGTGTAGGCCCAAGAATAAACGTCAACTCATTCGTAATAACAGGCGGGTTGTCGTTTGTTGTGGTTGGACCAAAAAGTGCGTAGTACTGAGGCTTGCCCGTATCAGTCGGGGTTGGATAAGCCTCACGGATAAAGTTAACATCTTTGTTAAGTAAGTACTCATACGCACCGAGAGCATCAATCACAGCCATCGAATAGACCGCCAGAAAGTCTCCCGGAGCAGATAAGTACTTATTACCAGATGCCATAGCGCCTGTTACGTTTTTACGCAAAGACGGAAACTGGACGCTGTTATAAATCCTCTGCTCAGCCTGCGTAATAAACGTATCAATCTGAGACTTGCTCAGAAAGTCTACGTTTGCAGCAGACGTATTAACGACTACCGTATCCGGAAAGTCGTTCTCGCAGTAAGCCTGAATTGTCTGAAACAGCGTTTGGTAGTTCATTTAGCCCATCTTTTTGGAATGACTATTTCCACGAGTCGTGTTTTTAGTGCCACGAGTCCGTTGAGTTTGCGTGTTAGGAATAGCGTTGGGGTACCCGTTGTTATTTGGGGGCAGTGGAGCCGGTTTTGGGTCACGATACTTTTGCATGATTAAATCCCCGTTTTACGAACACGCATCATGGGCGACTTCTGGTTGGCAACCTTAGCCAGATTCCGCCCCATTTTCTTCATGTCCAGATTGGTTTTTCCGCCAGCTCGATAGCTCTTGCCGTGCATCTTTTTCTCATGGGCTTTAACTTCAGCTTTGGCGACTTTTTTCATTGCCATCTTTTCCATCTTTTACTCCTAAGTTGTTACTACAGTTACGGTGCCAAGTGAAATACTTAGCGCTAAATTATTAGGCGTTAACCCAGCGTCATTTGCCCTACTACCCCCAACTGGATTCCAGCCCCATTGGATAATCCTACTACCTCCTGATGGCAAACCAAAGGACAACTCACTGTCAGGATCTGGCTCATCATAAATGTCAATCTGAAGCCCGGTCAGGCCAGCCTGCAAGTAAGAGTTGTCCCGTCTTGGGTTTTGAAGCGCTTGCGGGTCGTAGACCGGATACATCCCCAACTGCAACTGGGGCTGGTCTGGCTCCCAACAGGTAGGGCAAACGAGCAGGTTGATGTTTTTGGTCTTGATGACCAACTTTTTCAACTGCTTCAGTTTGTAACGGAACCCGCATCTGTCGCATTCTGAAATTGCCCATTTACCGGAGGCAAACTTTGGACCAGCCATCGCTCACCTGTTAATAAAAATACTGCCTTGGTGCCAGCCGCAAGGAAGCCTTTTCCCGGTCTTCGCTTGATCCTAGCGCCCATTGTTCTTCGTAATCTGCCTTTAATTCAGCCCTACGGTTAGCGTCTAATCCCGGCAACTTTTGGGACAAGTAGTAAGACAGGCCAGCCACCATACAGGGCAACATCCTAAAGGGGATATCCTCGGTGTTCACACCATTTCCGGCATCCTGAATACGGCGCAGCCGCCAATAAACAAAGGAGTAAAAATTAGACTGATCCGGGGAAGGCCATACATTGATATTGGGAAGGTTACGCACGTATATAGCAGCCCCCGTCAGGTGGCTTGCAGCCGTACTCCCTTCCACTCCACGGACACAGTTTTGTAGGGTTTTCCCTGATATTTCGTTGTATCCGATGGTTTCGTTGTCAATCTTGATAAAACCAACGTAGTTAAGCCCCTCGACTGAACTTAAAGTTATCTCTGTAGCAGTGGCCGATATACCGCCGTCCAACGTCTTAGTAGTCGCGTTGATATCCCCGGTCTGTCTGTCTATCCAAACCTGAATCGGTCGTCCCTGAGCGTTTTTATTGGGGATTGTGGCGTATGTGGACGAGGAAATCCGGTTGATATTGATGTCGGTCTGTTCAATACCCGTCTGGGTACGGATCACCATGTCCATTAGGTCAATAGTATTAACGGGCAGGGCGTAAGTGATCTGGGCCTGAACCATCGGGATCGTGCCCTGTTCTATGGTCCAGAGGTTAATCCCCCGGTTAGCCCACTCAATAGTCAGGAGATTCAGGCTGCGTCGTGCAGTGCGAAGATCATAGCCAGTACGCAGTTCTTGACCACAACGCTCAAACGCCTCTTCAACAATGTTGTTGAGGTCAAGATTAAATGTCGTGGTTCCGCTCGTGCTCATGTTACTTTCCTGTGTCCTGCGGTTTTAGCAGCGATGCCTTTTGGCTGGGCAACAAACTGCTTTCCTTTGGCTTTTCCTGCTCGCTTAGCCCGGGTGGTGGCGGCATACTCTTGCGGGGATAACGCTGAGATGGCGGCGGAAGGGAGGTATCTTTCCCCTGTAGCCTTCGGTCCCTGCGTAGATGGTTTGCCACTTTTAGTCCGCCATTTTTGGGCGGTCCACGCTTTCAGACTTCGCTGTGGCTTTTTCAAGTTGGACATACCGTTCTCTCTGCCTTATGTTCCTGTAATCTTCTGATGCTTCTAAGATCCAAAAAAATACATTGCCATCTTTTTTAGCATCGTAAACAGGAAACCTAATCCCTGTACCCACCGCCTGCTTTCTTATATTGCATAGCCAACATCTGAGCCTTCCGGGCCGACCACTGACCCGGTGCTCCCCCCTTACCACCGGCCTTGATGCGCTCAAACAGGCTCTTACGCATGCCCGGCTTGGTGTAGTTTCCGGCTTCGTTCACCTTTGACTCACCACCTTTGGCATACATCTTCACCTTGTTCGGATCATCCTTACGAATGATCGTCTTGGCTTTTGGCATCTTGGACGGGTTAATAATCCCCATCCCCCGGCTAGGTCTCATTTAGCACTTCCCGCCCATACGCATGGCAACAGCCTTGCCCTTGGTCTTGCCTTTTTTGGCAATTCCGTCAGCAGACTTGTGACCAGCAGCCAGACCGCCGCCTGCCATCTTCTTGACCTTACCGCCGTATTTCATACCGGCTTCAGCCATCTCATGCTTAATCATGGACTTGGGAGCGCCTTTCTTTTTCATGAAAGCCACTTCTTTTTTCATCATTGCTTTGGACTCTTTCATAATTCCACCTTCCTTTTTAGTAAATTCACGACCAACAGACTGGGGAACCCCCACCTTCTTTGCAAACTTTGGGTTGTTAGCCACCGCTTGCATAAACCTTTCTTGCTTGGCTGATACAGCAGGCATCAGACCATCTTCCCACGAGTCTTACCACGCTGAGCACAACCATCTGCACGTTTAGAGGCGGAACCAACCATACCGCCTTTGGCTTTTTTAACTGTGCCACGCGTTTCACGTTTTACTTCAGCCTCGGCTTCACGACCTGCTTGGGCAGCACGCTCAACATTTTGCTGGCGAACATAATCATCAGGTGCTTCTTGTTGCATAGACTCCATAAGACTCTGTCTTACGGCATATTCACCCATTTTTTTACCGGGACGATCAGCCATTACTTACCCCTTTTGAATAAGTTGGTTAATTTTGTCTTCAAGGCGGTTAAACCTTGCATCAATGTGTTCCACAAGTTTGTCAATTTCTGCTTGAGTGACGTTATCACGGGCCACCTCCTCGCGTGTTTTGTTAAGAAGGATACTGAGGCGCTGAATCTCTGAGGATTTTTCGTGACCTACGTAGGCCAAGACACCCAGCAGCGCTGTCAATACCATGTTCCAAAGCATCATTTCCATTTAACACTTCCATGCCCTAAGCGACTTATTGATCCGACTATTAGGATCGTTAGCGGTTTTGGCTGACGTTAACTTCTTTTTCATACCCGTCATACGGGCACAGAATGACTTTTTGCGAGCACCACCTTCAGGCTGCGGAGCTTTGAGACCGGGCTTTCCGGGGTTAGCAGCGTTATAAGAAGCACGCCCCTTAGCGTTTAAACCACCTTTAGGGTTCTTACCTTCTTTGCGTTGCCATGCCGGAGTCTTAGCCATTTGACACCTTCTCGTCTTTAACTAAGCGGGGATAGAAGGCTTCGTTTCCAAAGTCTCCCTCGTATTCAATCGTTCCCATGTGGCCTAACTTGATAGTTGGATCTACCCATACCTGATAACCAGCAGCACGGGCACGATCACAGAACACATAGTCTTCGCCAACATAAGAGTTGTCCTTGACTTCAAAGTCAAAGATCGCGGACAGGGTGCGCTCAGTCTTGTCGTCCCAGTACTGCCACTGGGGATTGTCTTTGACTAAGTTCTCAATGACTTCCCGTTTAATCATCATGAATGCTGTCGCAACCCGCTTGGCACGGACCAGACCCATGCCGTTCATGGTGACGCCATTTTCATCCTCGTCTAAAGTGACGATGTAGGTTTTCTCAACCTTACGGGCGCACGGGATACCGGCGGCAATCCCGATATTTGGCTCTGTAATCCATGCCATCAACCGAATAACATCTTCTGGCTGAAAGTTAATATCGGCGTCGATAAACATTAGTTCGGTGGCGTCAGACTCTAAGAAGTCCTGCACCAATAGGTTACGTGCCCGCGATACTACGGAACACCCACAAATACTTCCAATCGTGATGTCAATCCCGTGAGCGGGAGCCTGCTGGGCAAACCGCATCAAAGAAATGGCTTGTTTTAAAGAAACTTTGTGGTCGTAAGCAGGAATCCCAAAGAAAACTTTGTGGCCTGCCAACGTGTAACCTTTTTGATTTTGCATTTGTTTGGTTATCCGTAGAAAAGTACCATTGAGGTTGTATTAGTAACGGTACCGTGTAGCGTACCGGTTTTGACCAGAATACCTTCACCCGGTAACGGGATAATGGTATATCCAGCCGTGCCGCTTGCAGCGGTGTTTACAGTAAGTACGACGTTACCGCCGGAGCCACCTTCACGAATAACGACAGAACCAGCACTTGAACCATTAACCGCATACACGGTTTTGATACGAGTCCGATAAATATCGTTATCTGCTTGGTCTTTAAAATCCCCAGTAGTCGTTAGCGGTTTCGTCGCAAATACATCATATTGCATTGTTGCCATCTGGCTTCTCCGTTTCCTGTTCTGGCTGATCCAGATGAGCAATTAACGCATTTAGTGTGTCAATTGCTGCTTGGGAGGCAACGGCCACGTCATGTGCGTGATTCCGTTGCTGTTCCATTTTCTGAATCTCAGCCTGCAAAAATTCCTTTGTTATCTGCATTAGGCTTCAATGGCGTATAAAAAGTATGCAGTACCAGCAGAATCAACAAAACGGATTTTTTGGGTTGCAGTAGTAGAAGTACCACCAATCGCTTGAACCATTGCATCCGGCAGGTTAAACAGATTAGTAATTGTTCCAGAACCGCTATTGGTTACACGGATAAAGGAGGCATTTCCGGGCAGAGTTGCACCAGCACCAATGTCTGAATCTACTTGCAGAGCAGCAACAGTACCGCCAGTTGACACACCTGCGGCAGCGCCAAGAGTCACACGCAGAGCATTTGCAGCGCCAGAAATTGTTCCACCAGTATTAACGGACAGAGAAATATGACCGCCGTTTACGGTGCCGCCGGTAGCAGCGTTTGCACCAGTAACACGGGTCAGCCAACGGCCAGTCTCACCAGAACCAGTCGAGGTAAAGGTCAGACGGGAATAATTCAGACGTACGTCACCGGTTGTGTTTGAAGCGGTAACGTAAGAAGAAGATACGTTGGAAGCGGTAGATACTACGATTGGGTCGGAAGAGGTACCAGATTCAAAACCGTTTTGGGAATTTACTGGACCTGAAAAAGTAGTGCGTGCCATGACGATCCTTTCGTGTTAGTAGCACATCCCTGTATCGTCTCTACTAAAGTCTGCTAGGTCAGTCGATACAGGTAAAAATCCTAGTACCTTGAGAATACAGCAAAAGGGGGGTTTTGCAACCCCCCTCTTTTACAACACCCTATCAGGGCGAGCCAGCAGAGCCGAACACGCCAAGGGGATCAGACCATCCGAACGAATAACGCTCACGGGCCTTGTAACGGACGTTACCAGTGTCAAAGTCTCCGTCCATCGACGTTGCCATCGGGGTACGAACGAAGTGCTTCAGACCATTGGGAACATCGGTCGTCAGGAACCAAGCATCCGGGTCGGTCAGGAAGTGGTTAACAGTGTAACCTTCCGGAATCGAGCCATTGCTCTTCAGAGCGTTGATGTCGTTGTCAGCCGTGCCAACACGCAGTTCGGTCTCAAGAATACGAGTCGCAACGAACATGTTTGCAGGTGCAACAACAAGTTTACGCGGCTTTGCAGCAATCAGCAGACCACGCTCATCCGTCCATGCAGCGATCTGAATAACGGCAGCCTCAAGGGAGGTCTCCGACAGGTCGGCAGGGGTGGTGGGAATGTTGCTGTTGGTGCCACCAGAGACCAGCGGATGCGATGCGCTGAACAGGGGTACGCCATCGCCACCAGTATAGTCGGTGTCAAAGCCGTTGTTCAGGATTGCAGCAGCTTTAGTCTGCTTGGTGTAAGCCATAGCACGAGCCAGAGCCTTGGTATACCGGCTGGACAGGGAGTCATAGAGGTTGTCCTCAATTGCCTCTTCCGTCAGCGAGAAGCCCAGAGCAATGGTTTCGTGGTTATAGCGAGCCGTCCATGCCTCTTGACCGTTGTCATAAGCGATGGCAGAACCTTCGTTTTTGACCGGTGCGGCAGAGAAGCCGGAGAGTTTGGTTTCTTCTTCGAAGGAACGCTCAGAGGTCTCGGTATCGAAAATCTCTTTATGCTCTTCTCCGTAGCGAGCATACTCCATGCCGAACAGAGCGTTCAGGCCGGGGAGAAGTTCCTTCAGTAGTTGTGCGCGTGAAATAGCCATTTAATATGCTCCTTATACGCCAAGGGCGTCGTAATACCGGTGCACACCAAAGTTCCACTTCACGATAACTTCCGTGTAAGAACCGGGATAGCCAGCAAATGCTGTCTCGGGCACAACATCAATAATACGAACTGGCAGGGTGGTCGTGGTGTTGGAAGCATTGTTAATTGCTACACCAGAGTTGCCTGTAGTCGTAGAACCGGAGTTCTGAACCAAAGCAGCGTTACGATTGACATCAGTACGGTTCAGGTAACTGATGGTGGTAGTGCCAGTAGAACACACTGCAGCCTTAAACAAAGCATCCGGATCATCCTGCACGTAGGCAGTCATCGTGGAGTTTGTCAAACCACCGGGGTAGTACTGACGGAAAGTTAGACCATAGGTCGGATCGACGTAGGTGCAACCAAGGAAAACACCAACAACAGAGCCAGAGTCCGTGGTAGCCATTTTTCGGATCGTGCCATCGGAAGTCAGGTTAACAACGTCGCCAAAGAAAATAGCGGTTGTTTCGCCCGTACCAATGGGGATCTGACGAGTAGCACCAGCAAACACCTGACCGCCGATCAAATTGATCGGAATTAGGCCGTAAGGGCCTGATACGGTGGGATATGCCATTTTAACCTCGTTAAAAGTTATTTACCTTTACCGAACGAAGTCGAAGACCTTTTCTCTCTAAAGAGTGGCATCCGGCTATCGCTCTCTCTCATAAACGTGTTATCTACGGCTTCCATATTGTCTCTGGATGCTTTGGCGTAATACGCCTTACGCTGCTCCATAAACTCTGTAGGAATCTTGCAGAGTAACAGTCCGGCGATCTCAATGTTGTCTTTGAAACGACTATTGGGATCAGTCAACATTTGGAACTTGGGTTGTTCTTCAATCCGCACAGGCTCCCAACCTTCACGAAGTTTGGAAGAGACGTTTTTAGCGTCTTGTTGCCCCATAGAAGAAACACGTACCCACCGATATGAGTATCCGGGCTGTTTGTCTGGCTCTGGCAGTGCTGCTGCAGGTTGCCATGCTTTAGGGCGCTCGGTTTCAAATCGGGTTTCAAGTTCGCGTGCAAGTCTATTTTCAGCCATTTGTGTTCTCCAGTCGCATTTTCTCCCGAGCATATTGTTCGGGCGTTAATCCAAATTTCTTCGCAAGACTAATCTCGCTCTGTTTCAGCACAATCTTCTTGGCAGATGTGCTTCTGGATGCCGGAGCAACCACTGTGGCGGCTGGTTTTTCAGTGCGCACAACGGGCTTGCCGCCCCCGTTGGTCGTTTTAACTTCTTCATCTTCCCATTCGTAGTCTGGGAAGCGTCTGCGCATGGTTTCATCAACCTTCTGCCAGTATTCGTCAGTTCCGACATATTGTCTGCCGTACTGCTTTTCAAGCTTTTGATGATAGCCAAGTGCTAAAGCCGTCATCTCTTCGTCCACACCCCACCACGTATTGCGCTCTTGCCACGCTGCCGTTTTAGGGTCGAGACGAGGTACTTGTACCGGCGCTTGTTGCTGCGCTTGCTCACTATTTACTTCTTTTTCCGGCTCTTGTAAAGAGGGTTTGAACTCTTTTACACGCTGGAGCTTATAAGTAACCTCGCTAAGTTTGGACTGAGCCTCTAACACCCGGTCCACATCGCCAGCCTCGTAAGCCTCTTTATAGGCTTTCTTAGCCATCTCTAATTCAAGTTCCGCAGCCCCTTTGGCGGTGTCTGCAAGGGATTGTTCCCCCTCAGATAACCTATTTCTGAGCCTTTGGTTCTCTTCGTAGACTTTTTGTGCGATTGCAATAGCTTCTTGCTGCTCGCGTAAAGCAGCTTCCTTGGCACGCCGCTCGTCATGCCAGACCTTCTTCATCTGCTTAAGCCGGACTTTGACTTTATCGGAGTATTCCTCCAACTCATCTTGGTCTAACTCATCGACAATGTGCTTAGGAAGCGGCTCTCTACCCCGATCTTCTTCTGGGGTGTCATCAATCACCTCAATGTTAGCTTCGGGTTTACCCTTAGTTTCTACTGCTTTTTGTTGCGGTGCAACAACTTCTTTTTCTTCGCCTTCAATTTCAAACTCAAAGTCAGGCTTGGCTTCTGCTTCTGGGGGTAACGGCATGTCTTACTCCTTATTTGCGGCTGATTCCACGGGGGTCTTCAACTACACCCTCAACGGAGTCATCGTTAATGATCCGAAACTCACGACCATGAATCTTGAGCCTCGTACCTGCGTGGGGGCGCACGAGAATAAAGTCCCCTTCCTTACACCAAGGGCCACTTGGGAAGCGTTCCTTGTCTTTGTAGCAATCTGGACCCATCTTCATCACAAATAAAACCGTGGTGAGAAGTTCTTCGTGTTGAAGCGTTAAATCTGATTTAAGAATGCCACCGTCATAGGTCTCTTCAATATCTGGAATTGCACAGAGAATCCTATACCCAGAGGGTTCTGGTAACTGCTTGGCTTTGCGCTCGGGACTATCCGCAAGCGTACTTACTTCTCCGTCTTCTGTAGCGATGGCGAGTTCACTCATCGTCTTTTTCCATCCTTTCTGCCGTCTCAATCAAAATATTGTTCGCAATCAGAAGCCCGCGATAGATTCCACAGCCATATTGATAGGCTCCGAAATCCTTGGCATTACCCAAAACGGTATCCTGTTCGATTATTTTCATTTCCTCTCGTATCTTGTCTGAAAGATATTTGAGTAGGTCACTGCTCATTTATTCTCCTTTTTGTCAGGTTTACTTCCTTGAGTGCGCTTTTCAGCGATTTGCGAACCAAGTCGAATGCCTTCTAATTCCATCTTGGCTTCCAACTCAGAACGATCCTTTGCGGCCTTAGCCCCAACTTGCATACCTGCAATTTCTTTCTGGGTCTCAATCCGTTTTTCTTCCAGTTCAAGGCGGTCTGCCTTATCTGCAGCGTTGACTGCCAACTGCTTCTCCTTAAGCTCAAGTTCTTTGGCCTTGAGTTGGAGTTCTGCTTGTTGCATCTGCACAATCGGATCTTGGGCGACCTGCTGTGCCTGTTGCTGTGCTGCTTGCGCCTGATTTGCTTGCAGAAGTTTTTGTGCTCCTGCTGCTGCCAGACGAGAAATCTCAACCTCCATCTCTGGTGCGATGGTGTCTTCTTCATTGTTAAGGTGCGGATACGGAACACCTAACTGCTCTTCAAGTTGTTTGCGGTACTCAAAGGCAACGTGTTCCTGAATGTGTGCCGCCATAGCCGCCATGATCTGCTGTGCCATCGGACTCTGCCCAACCATCTGAGCAATCTTTGGATCTTGGACTGCAGACATGTGAACGGTGATGTGAGCCGCATGATCCTGATAGTCAAATGCCTTAACGGGTTTGCTATTAAGAATGTCCATGTTCTCCGTCACCGGATCGCGTGGCTTCATATCTTCCTTGTTAGGTACTAATTTGTTTGCGTTCTTAATACCCAAGACCTCCAACATCTGACGATGCAGGTACGGCAAGTCATATAACTGAGGGGCCGATTGAGCCAACTGCATGACTGCCTGGTACTGAACCACTTTCTGCGACATGGTTGCCGCATTAGGATCACTGACCGGTATGACATCTACATGATCATAGTCAGACTGCTTGGCACGGGGCGTACCTTCTTCCGGCTCATAGTCATAGGATTCAGGCGTGTAGTCGCGGATGATGTCTTTTAGGAGCCTAAACTCCTGCTTCATCGCGTAGTGAATACGAGCCTGAACAGCACTCATCACTTTCAATGTACGCTCTAAAATAGCCAGCGTAGTCCCAACTGGGGACTGGGCGCTCATGTCGGATACCTTCAGATCCGCTGCACTAGCGAACCTACGACCTTCTTCAACAATGGTGCCCAGTAAGGAGTACAACACCTGAGACGGCTCCTTATATGGGAGCGTCATGATGTTGTCTTTAATAGTGCCGCTTGGTACGTCTACGTCCCTGAACTCCGCTGGCGAAATGGGAGTATCGTCGCCTTTGACTCGAAGTCCTTTGGTTTTAAATCCACCGGGAAGGTTAGAGAGCGTACCAGCATCGACCAGTTGGCGGATAAGAGAAGTGCCTGACTTAGCAAAAGCGCCAATGAGGTGAATGAGACCGAAGCAATAGAAGCCAAAGCCGGGGATGTAGCCGTAATGTACGAAGTGGTTTCGTTTTCGATAGGTTTCATCTTCAGGCCTCCAGTTGCGACGGATGGCTAGGATTGTCTGTGTCTGCTTCTCAACAGTGACGATGTAAGGCACTGCAATACCCGCCGCCTCACCTTTGTCATCTTTAAAGCCGTAGGGGTCATCTGGGAGGTCCAAATCAACGTGCATCTCAAGGATCTTGTACCGCTCGTCGCTTGAGGCACGGAAGCCCATCTTCTCAGCGATCTTCTTTTCAACCTCATCAAACGTATCCTGTGGGTCGGGTAGATCAATGTCTCTCCAAAAGCCCGCCACCATAAGTTTCTTTAACTCATTGGGCGTTTTGCGCATCACATGGGTAACACGCGGCGATGACTGCAGATCACTCACACCGTATGGCACCACCACATCTTCAGCGGGTACATACATGGATACTTGCCGCTCAAGGTTGGGGTCGTAATAAACTTTCTTAAACGCATTACCTGACAGCCCCAGCCCCCATAGCATGCGCTCATGCTCAGGTCTGTACTCCGTCATGACGTCAGTCAACTGATAGTTCATGTCATTCTGAACCCGTTCGGCCGCGTCTTTTTTCTCTGGGGTCTCTTTACCGATGATCTGTGTCTTAACCGGCCCCCTAGCAGGAAATGTCTCCATCATGGTCTCGGCTTGGAACTTAACCAGTGCCTCAGACATCAACGGGTGATACACACCGCATGCTCCGGGCCAAGGCTCGGTTCTATCCTCAACCTTCATGCCCAGTAACTCCAGACCGTCTACATAAGTCTGCATCCAGTCCTTACGGGAGGAAAGATCATCTTGGAACTCGCCAAGCAGATCGCCGCATAGTTCGGTGAGTGCGCCCTCATCCATATCCTCAGCGATGTTGGCGTTAAAGTCATCGTTTTCTTCTTTACCCGGCTCGATCTCAACCTCAAGCCCACCCATGCCAATTTTTACTGACTCGGGATCTTCAATTTCGATCTCAATGGCAGGTTCATCCACCATTACGTCATCGCCAATTAGCCCTAACGGGGCCTGATTAACTGCTTTGTCAATAGCCATTATTTAGTCCTTAGTAATACCCTTCGAACTTACGCCGAAAAGTAGGAAGCTCATCTTCTTCATCCAATACGGAGCGAATGTATCCACCTTTGCGGAACCGCATCAACGCAAGGGACGTACTATCTACGTAGTCATCATGCTCGCCCGCAGGAAAAGATGCAACCTCGTCTATAACCTCGTCAGCCCAGCGCGTGTTAGGCGCCCACACCCGCCCAGAGGCAAAAAGATCTGAAACTGCATTCAATCGGCTTATCTTGTCGTTGCCCTTACTTGGCGTGAACTCCTGAACTGGTACGCCCATAGCTCGTAGCTCATAGATAAGGGGAGCGCCGGAGGCTTTTTTCTCAATAATGACTGAGTCTGGCTCCCATTCTTTCATCTGCTCCAGAGTACGACGCTTTAATTCTGGAAATTCTAAGCGTTCTCTAAACGCATTTAATAAAATTATATTAGCGTCGGTAATACCAGTATTCGGATTATCTTTATAGAATACTCCCCACGTTGTACAAGCAGAATAGTCAGCGCGATTATTCTTTTCAAACGCCGTATCCCAAGCTTGTAATATAAAATCACAATGGGGTGGGTCATCTTCCTCCCAAATCTGCCACCATTCGCGTTTTACGATAGCAGCAGACTCAGAAATTGGGTTTTGTTGGTACTGCGCCTGCCATTTTGAATTGGGAAGTTCGTCTTTTAGTGCAGATAGCTCTTTTAATGACCAAAATTCAGGCCAAAGCGGGTTGCCAGACGGTAAAAGTGCAGGAAATTCAATCACTTCCCAGCCTTCACCACCCCTTTGGGCCTCAGCTTTGATCACTTGGCCCGTCAAATCGCGTTTTGACCACCGTGTCATCACAATTACGATGCCACCGCCCGGTTGTAGACGCTGACGAGGTCCAGATGTGTACCACTCGTAGACCTTATCGTATATTTCTGGGCTTGTTTCGGCTAAGGTTGCTTCTTGTTCTGAGTGTGGGTCGTCGATGATGAGGAGGTCCGCACCTTTTCCAGTGACAGCACCGCCCACACCGATAGCAAAATATTCCCCACCTTTGTTCGTGGCCCAGCGCCCAGCCGCCTTAGAGTCAACTTGTAGTCCAACCCCCGGAAAAATGTCTGTATACGCTTCTTGATCGACAAGATTTCGCACCTTTCTACCAAAACCCACCGCCAACTCAGCCGTATGGGAGGTTTGGATCACTTTTTTGTTAGGGAATCTACCTAAAAACCACGCCGGAAGCAGATATGACGCGAACTCTGACTTGGTATGCCGGGGTGGCATGTTGATTATAAGCCGCTTGATCTTGCCTTCGGCCACTCGTTCAAAGGCTCGAGCCATGCGTTTGTGATGCGCCCCCTCAATAAAGTGGGGCCAAACCTTTTTTACAAAGTGCATGAAGTTATTTGCAGCATCTTCCCGGTCTTTTATTACCTCAAACCGATCTAAATCCTGCAAAAGACGCCGCAGCTGATCCTCTGGCAGATTGTGGAGGCTATTCAGAATACTCTGAACTTCACTCTGGCTTATCTGCACCGTCGTCCCTTTGCTCAACTTCCCGAGCTTGCACCTCAATTAACCCAAGCTCTTCTTCTGCCTTGGGTTTTATATCTTCTGCATTACTGGTATTAACTAATAAAAGGCGTTTTAATTTATCTTCAATTGCTTTTTTAAGGTCATCACTAGTTTTATGGGTAACCGTAATTTCTGACTTTTCAGTAAATGCCCCAATATCTGACATTTTCCCTAATAGCTCTATCGCCCTTAATTCGTGTTTAGTATCCCCACAGGCAGATAAATCCAAAAGGCGGTTCATAATATATGTCCGCGCTTGAGCCGCATCCGTAACAATTAATTTGTCATACTCAGACAATAATGCCGAAAGCCGAACCGCAACAGGGGCTTTATATAAATCGTCAGGGTTATTCTGAGTCTTCTTATTTGTGTCAACAGAACGGAATAATGACTGGGCCTTTTTCTCGTCTTCCTCTGTCATCTCAAAAGGCAACCCCAACTCCGACATCAGCGAAGCAGTAGAGGCGGCGATCCTAGCGTTTTCGGAAAACGAAGAGGCAACCTGATCTTCATAGGAATCAGGTAAGGGGACATTACTGTCCGGTACAACAGTAATAGACATGAGTTCCGTAGCTTTTTGTGGCTTAGGTGCGCCGGAATTTAAGTCGCCTGCAGTGTTTTGTCAAGAAAAAAGAAGAGGGCCAGATTTGGTGGTTCAACTAAGACCGAGTGGAAAGCAGGAAAAACCTCGGTGTGCCACATCCTCTGATGCCTGCTTAACGCCCTCACAAAAATAATATCCCAAAAGGAAACGGGACTCCAAAAAAGGCAAGGGGGTGGTTTCGCTAATGAGGGGGGTG